TCTGTTAATTGTTCGAAATAAAAACTTGGGTCTTCGTATCCAGCGTCTTTTAGTACCTGACTTGCTAGTTTTAATGACTTGTATATTTTCATGTCATTATGGCTTGTGTCTTTTGATTGGTACTTACCTTTTCGTTGGTTGCTCATTATTCATTCTCCATAATAAAAATACTACTACGCCATATGCGAGTGCCACCAGTCCTAATGAAAGTAAAATTTCCACTACTGGCAATCGTCATCTTTCATTGTGTACCGCTTATTCTTTCTTGGTATATCTAACCAAGATATTATTCCATATAAAACAAATATACTAAACGGTATACCAATTGCAAATAACAATAAACCTGATGTTAAATCCATGATATAAGTTTATGCGTTAATATAATCCCACCAATAAGTGTTACACCTAATATAGCAAAACTAAGCATTAGCTACCCCCTCGTTAATATAGTCTGTCAACCAACTTGTTAAATCGTCTTCAAATTCATCGTATCCAAGAAGACTCCAAGCATAGTTGCTGTCTTTTAAATCGTTAACTGCTAACTCAATTAACCAACCACCTTTAACTTTATCGATGGCTGTGTCCATTGCGTTTTCAGCTTCTGTCCAATAATAATTTTTTGTTTTACTCATATGACCTCTCTTTCATTATTAATATAACATGATTCGATGTTAATTGTCAAGGGTATCTTTTGTTCCCTCTTTGTTCTCATCTTCATCTTCTACGTGTATTGTACTCATAAAATAAGCGTGTGGGTTATTACTACTCCATACTTTAATAAGTGCATCCCATTTTATATCGTATGATTTATACAATCCACTTTCCTTATGATCTTGTAAAAATTTTACTTTAGATTTATTAGTTTTGCACAATGCAAATGCATCATACATTTCTTTTAGTGCGATATCAGTTGTATTCATATATTACCTCTCGTTAGTTGATTCCCTTTAATAATATAGGGTATAGGTGTAATTGTCAAGGGTATAAAAAACCCTATAAAATCAAGGTTTTGTGGGGGGTATCCTACTATGGAAAGTGGTTGAAATACCCGCTCAGCGCCTGCTAAGCGAGTTTATTTTGGGTGATTTTACTCGTATTCCTTTGTCTCTACGTTTCCTGCCGTTCTAGTGATAGTTCTTACACCACCCTCTTGATTGACAATAGTTCGTATAGGAGTCTTGTTTTGTTTAATCTTCTTCTTTAGATTCTTCTCTCTTTTTTGAAGTCTATCGTACTTAGTTTTCATTACTGCGAACTCGTCTGCCTTCTTACTTTTGTTCTCTTTTTGTTCTCTTCTATGTCTAAATGATACATTGGCCGCAACTAGCAATAATACTGCAAGTGGGTCAAATACAAATATGAATATTATGATGAGTCCTCTTACTGCATTATCTAACATGTCTCTGGCGTTCTCTTCGCCATACACCAATTCAGCGATATACTTTAGTGGTCCTACGTCTGCCTCTAGTGCGATCTGCTCTTTCTCTACTGCAAACTTTTCATTGTTTAGTGATACAATCTTTTGTGTGGATTCTTTGATAACTGTATTAAGAGCTTCTCTTTCTTGTTCTTGTTTCTTACGTTCCTTTAGACCACGTGTTACATACTCCATATCAATATACTTTTCCATTGCGGCATCTAGAATAGCAATGGTATTCTCTGCTCTTGCAATCTGTTTTTCTTCAAATGCAATTTGCTTATCTATTGTTGATATGATGAGTGCGTTGTTACCTGCTGGTTTGACTTGATCTAAATGTGCTTTGGATAAGAAACCAAAGATACCAATACTGGTTATGAATATTAATACTATTACTGCTGTGAAGAGATATGCCTTGAGTGCTTTACCAAGTAGTTTGTTTCGCCAGTTTTGATACAACCATGATGCTGTTACCAACTTACCAACTTCTAATGCACCACCCATAATAGCAATCTGCATTGCAGCGCCACTAAAGATTGCCATCAATCCTACAATAGAGTAAAATGCAGCGATACCAGATATCGCTAGAGCTGTCAGTAGTGTGAGTAGCGCCATGAACATGGAATTATCTTCTTTTTAAATCAAGTTGATTTTTAATCCATTGTCTAGCTCTACCATTCCTTACAGGTTTTCTCAATAGTCCTTTAACACGTTTTGTTACTTCTCTGAATACATCTTCTTTGGCATCGTTATTATCTACAACAATAAAACCATTTCTAAAGTGTAAACTAAACTTACCAATGTTATTCTGTACTGATTTCCATGATTTAGTTACAATTGGTTCTGGTACCTTACGTCCACGTTTAGAGTTTCTTTCTAGTGCAACGTCTAATGATGTATTTACAAACACCATGTACGTATCATAACCAAGTTGTTTTAGTTCATTTGATTGTTTAGATATTCTATCGTAGTCTCTACCTGTGCCATCAATAATAAGACCTAATCTACCATCAAGATAATTCTTTTGTCTCGATGCTGTAATTCTTTTTGCTCTGTCTCTGATAGGGTCTCGTAACTCTGCTTCTTTGTCTGGCATCTGCAAAGACAAACCTGCTTTTTTTAGTAATACTTCAAAAGCATCATCTGAGTTTACTACCTTTAGACCCTCACCTCTTATTGTTTTACCTGCAACATAAGATTTACCTGAACCAGGGCCTCCAGCAAGAAATATTGCTTTAAAGATGTTTGGGTCGTAAACGCCTTCCGTAAATAGTTGTTCGAATTTTATCATTTGTTTGTTCTCTTAATTCTGTATTTATCTGTTGCGATGGCCATTGTATCGCTTGTGTTTGTGTTCTATGTGCGTTTTGAAAAGTCATTTTTCTTAGTTTAGCTTCTCTTTTAGATGTCATGTATAAATCTCCTAGCTGTTTGTTAATAGAACATGATAAACTTTTTCTACAAATTAAGTGCCCTCCTTATTATTCTAAATCTTCTATGAAAGTAATAGCACCTGCTTTTTCAGATGCTACCTCTTTAAAATTAATTGGACCAGATTTTTCTATTGGAATTGGTGATGAATCTTTTACCATATTTAAAGTGATTTCGTGTTTTACTGACCCAACGTCAAAATGATGTCTTAATGCTGTTATTAAATATTTACCTTGATAGATACTTTTACCACTTTCATCTTTCATGGGTTTAGTAATTTGACACAACTGGCCAGCTTCAAAACCAACATGCCCATTGATATGTGCTTTGACTTTAATCATGTGGTCAACTTCCCTACGTTTTGCTTGTCTTGTAAGAAAGCTTTTATCTGCAAGTTCTGTTTTGGAAAAGGTGTAATCGTTGATATTGTTTTGCGTGTTGTAATGCGACATATCTATACCATCTTTCTCGATGACAGTATGTAAGTGTGTCTTTGAGTCAACAAAATCTCCGATGTTGTTGTTATTATCATCAACTGGTTCGTCATTGTATATAGGATTATCTTTTTCTATAGCACCCTCACTTCTTATTACATTATTAAAATCATCAAAGTATCTATATTCAGTTGTATCCATACTTTTATTGTACAGATTAACTTTGGTTAGTTTAGAAGATAAAATACCTATTGCTTGATTTATCAATGAGTCTATGTTTGTTTGTAAGTCAATATCTATGACTCTTTCAAAATCTTTTACTGGGTTTGGATGTTTTGCTTGACCTTCACCATCTAATAAAGCAACTTCCCCAGCATTTAAATCTGTAACTACCTCTTGTTCATACAAGTTTGTTAATGTTCTACAATGAAATCCCTTAGTTGTTTCGTAAAACAAATAACTTGGTGAGTTATTAATTTTTGAAACTGCCTCTTGCATAATTTGTCTTATAGCATCAAAAGGTTTTTTATTTGTAAACACAACTCTTTTTATATTTTTAGATGCTTCAAATAAAATTGGTTTTACTGTTTCTAATTCTTTTGTTAAAATAGTCTCAATAATTTTTGTTGGTGAATCTTGATATGCTTTAGATAATTTTTTTCTTTCATTTTTAAAAAACTCATTTGAAACGAAAGATAATTGATACAGTAAACCTTTACTTGATATTTCTTGTTGAATATCAATTTTATTAACAGAAAAATAACCCTCAATTTTTTTCTCTGGGTCCTCACTAATGCTTGGTGTTGTTATTAAAATATATAAGGTATCTTGACCACGAATAAATGATCTTGATAAAAAGTTTTGTGTATCAAATAAAGCGATTGTGCCTGATAATGAATTTAAATATATATCCTCAAATATATTAATCTCCATAACGCTACCTTTTAAATTAAAGGTCTCGCCAGAAGATGTGGTAATATCGCAAGCGTCTAATGTAAATTCACCTGCATATTGCAAACCTGCCATTATTTTATCCTATCGTTAATATACGCTCTCGCCAATCAACTCTCTAAACTCTGATACAAAATCATCTACAAATTGTGGGTCTAATAATTTTATTCGTCTTAGTGTGTCTTGTCTAGCAAGTTCATACTCATAGTTTGTTATTGGTGTTGCTGTTGGATAATCAGTATTGACTGTGCCAACATCAATCTTTAATTCTTTATCACCAGATGATTCTGTTATTTCATAGTGATGTATACCGCTTATGTTAGTGTATTTGTCATTTACATATTTGTTAAATGCACCAGTAGTCATTGGCCATTGATGATATCTATCTGCAATATCATTGAACAATAAAACAATCCAATGTAATTGTGTGTCGCCATATAATTTATCAGCAATCATTTCTGGTGTTTCACCTTCCTTAACAACATACGTATCAAACAAAGCTGAGTTGTTTCTTATCTTTGATCTTACTTTTACTCTTCTCAACAAGTTTGTTACGTCTCTAGGATTACCTGTACCCTCAGCGTCATATGGTATAAGTGGAAATTGTTCAAAGTACATTAATAACCCTCTGCCATTCTTTCTCTAGTGATAAGTTCGATTTCTCTAAAGTTTGCTTGTATGTTTGTTTCTACTGGTGGAGCACCTTCTTCGTTTGCTTCAAAAGTTCTATATCTATCACCACCATATGTTACAGTAAAGTTTTCTAAAAAGCAAGTACTAATTTTGTGAAGGTATTGATTTTCTTGTCCATTGTACATATACTGTATGTCAAATGTATTTGGTACCCTAAAAGCTCGCCCAGAGTTTCCAACCATCTCGGGTGCCATATTAGCTCTGAAGGCGTACACAATTTTTCTAATCTCATCTGCTTCCTCTCTTGATTTTGGTATCATCTTAAAGTTAAATTGAAAATTTCTTTTCTCAAACTTTTTAAATGCCAACTCCATTCTGTTAGCAATAACCTCTCCTTGACCCATTTCAAAAACTGATCTAGCACCTTGGGCACCAGGTAACGCATCGGCGACTGCCAATGCACCCAGAGTTAATGAGTTAACAACCTCTGGTCCTAATTTTGCAAGCTCATCTTTAATAATATCACCAGCAGCACCAGTCCTACCTTGAGCTTGTAGTCTACCATATATGTTTGATGCTGCGTTTGCCAGCACACCAATTTCTGAATCATGATAAGTTGCAGCTGTTCTGTAAATTGCTTGTGGTGGCATATACAATGCAATCGCTGTATCTAATCTTATTGTAGGTTTTCTATATGAGTAAGTGTTCGCTCCACCTTGACCGCCAGTCTTTGCTGTTGCAGCTTCAGCATTTCCTCTTGCCGCTCTTGCCCCTGGTGGTATAGAATTATTTAATTGTGTTTTAGCACCACTAGCATTTGATACACTAACACCCGCATCATTTTTAAGAAACTTTGGTATGTTTGCGTCTCTCTTTGCTCTTTCTTGATCTGCTGTTGAACCAGTTCTTTGTCCAAATCTAACTTTAGCATCTTCTTGTTCATTAATAAAAAACATAACATAATGACCTTGGTTACCTGTTCCTGGCCCACCTTCTACATCTAAAGGAAACTGAAAGTTTTTAGTTTGTCTTTTACCAATGACACCTGGTGCTGCAATAGTGCCTGCACTTTTTTTCTTGTTCAGACCTAAAGCTTCTCTTAAAAATCCTCTTGTTTTCTTTAAGACAACACCTGTGGTTTGCGTTACTACTGCGTCTTTAATTGTGTTTCTGTTGATTAGCGACATATAAATACCTTTGTAATATTGATTATTTATATAGAAAAGAGAACATAATGGCGTATAGTGGTCGTTTTAAACCATCCCAACCCTACAAATATAAAGGCAATCCAATGAAGATAGTATATAGGTCTTCGTGGGAACTTAAACTTATGAAATATTGTGATACCACAAAAGCAATAGTTGAGTGGGGAAGTGAAGAGATATCTATACCTTATTACTCACCAATAGATGGTCGTATGCATAGATATTACCCAGACTTTTATATGAAAGTTAAACAGAAAGATAAATCACTTAAAAAATTTATCATAGAAGTTAAACCTAAAAAGGATTTAAAACCACCTCCAACTAATCCTAAGAGACGTACAAGACAATGGTTCGGAAAATGTAAAACTTATATCGTAAATAAGGCAAAATTTAAGTATGCCACAGAATATTGTCAATTAAATGATATAGAGTTTAAAATCCTTACCGAAGATCATCTACAACCCCGTTATAAATAATAGATATGGCACAAAGTAAGTATATACAATCGGTTAAAAAGGCCGCCGCTGGAAGACCAAAATCTACACAATGGTATAGAAATAAGATTAAAGAATTTGGTACTCCAACACAGGCTCAACTGTTACGTGAGGGTAAAGTAACTGCTAGACCAAACTTTGGTAAGTTAAACTTATTTGTTTATGACCCAAAATTTAAAAAGACTTTACCTTATTATGATACTTTTCCTTTGGTGCTTCCTATTGACACATTCAAAGGTGGGTTTCTAGGAATTAATTTACATTATCTACCGATCAATCTTAGAATAAGATTATTAGATAGATTGATAGATGATACAAACAACGTTAAGTTTGATGCAACTACAAAAATTGTTGCTGATTACCAATCGTTAAAAAATGTTAGATTGATTAAACCTGCACTAAAAAAATATTTGGCAGGTAAAGTTCAATCTAAGTTTAGAAGAATTGATGCTGATGAGTTTACAATTGCAGCCTTATTGCCTGTTGCAAGATTTAAGAAAGCAAGTATTGCTCAAGTGCATAGAGATTCGAGAGGAATGATCTAATGGCAAGAAGTAGTTTACTAGACGGATTCGCATATGGTGTCTTAAATGAAATACTAGGTACATTTAGAACCCAAGATGGTGGATATGCTAAACCTTCTCGTTATGAAGTTATAATTGCACCACCACCAGGTTACTCAGCAAAAGTTAAAGGTGGACCAAAAGATGTTGTTAGAAAAACTTCACTAGAAATGGCAGCTGTTGCATTTCCTGGCGTTCAATTACAAGCTGAAGAAGACACAAATATTTATGGCCCACCAAGAAAAATTGTAAGAGGCCAAACCTTTGCCGAGATAGTTACACAAATTAGATGTAGTGCTGATATGAAAGAGAAAAACTTTATCGACACATGGCAAAGATTAGCTGCACCTAGAACAGATTTCTCTGTTGGTTATTACTCTGACTATGTTGGAACAATGCAAATATTTCAATTAGACCATGAGGATAAAAGAAGATATGGTGTAGAATTAGTTGAGTGTTATCCAATAACCATGGCTGAACAATCGTTAGATTATTCGACACAAAACGCAATATCATTTTTAAATGTTACATGGTCATATAGATATTGGAAAAACTTAACAGACGAAGCAGAATTACCAAAACCTTTACTAGATAGAATTGGTGAGGTATTTGTTAATACAGTAGAAAGAAATATAAGAAGACAACTTCCTGCTGTTTTGAGAAAATTATAATTAATAAGGAGCGATAATAATGGCATTACCTAAAATAGATAATCCCACATACACCCTAGAGCTACCATCAACTGGTGAGGTTGTTAAATACAGACCTTTTCTAGTTAAAGAACAAAAGATACTTATGATGGCTCAACAGAGTGATAAAACTGTGGATAGAAACGATGCAATATTGCAAATAATTGAATCATGTACTTTTGGACAAGTAACTGATAAGAATCCTTTATTTGATATTGAATATGTATTCTTAAAATTAAGATCAAAATCTGTTGGGGAAACAGTAAATGTAACAATTACTTGCCCAGACGATAAAAAAACAAAAGATGTAGTAAAAGTTAATTTAAATGATATTGATGTTAATATGACGGAAAATCATTCTAATAAGATAAATATTACTGATAATATACAATTGATTATGAGATATCCTTTGATAACTGATATTGATACAGATATTAAAACAGATATCGAAGGTCCGTTTAAAGTTTTAAAGAATTGTATTGAAAGTATTAATGATGGTGAAAAAGTACACACCAAAGCTGATTATACTGACAAAGAATTAGATGATTTTTTAAATGCTTTTAATACAGATCAATTGACAAAAGTTATGGACTTTTTTAATACTATGCCGAAGTTGAGGCACCCAGTAAAAGTAAAGAATAAAAATACTGGTATTGAAAGTGAAGTTGTAATCGAGGGGCTTGAAAGTTTTTTGTAATTGGTCTTTCTCACGACAGCGTGGAAAACATGTTACATACAAATTTCATGCTGATGCAACATCACAAATATTCTTTAACAGAGTTAGAGAATATGCTACCGTGGGAAAGGGAAGTTTACATAGCGTTGTTAATTGAACATTTAAAAGAAGAACAAAGAGTACAAAGAGAACAAGAACAAAAGGCAAATAGAAAATGACCGAAGAAACAAAAATAGTAGATCATCATCCAGCAGATACAAATGGTGATGGTAAAGTATCTGACAAAGAGCATGAAATGTATCTAGAGTTTAAAAGAAAAGAACTTGAAGATGCAGATGCTCGTAGAGATGCGATGAGATCAATGACATGGTTTGCACTATGGGGTATGTTATGCTATCCAGCAGGTATCTTATTTACATCGATGTTAGGATTTGAAAGTACAGCAAAAATTATTGCCGACATAGCACCAACATATTTTGTTGCTATATCAGCATTGGTTGCAGCTTACTTTGGTGCAAATGCATATGCAGATAAGAAAACAGACAAGAAAAAATAATAAATGGCTGACGATAAAACCAATATTCAAAAAAACAAAACGGCAACAGGTGATAAACCAGGTGTCTTGGCAAAATCAATTGATGGTCTTCGTGCTGCAAACGAGAAGTTTGGACAATCGACAGATAGATTAGTTGATGCAACTGTAGCAGGTGCAACATTGGTGTCTCAACCTATTGTAGCTGCGATAGATAAAGCATCCCAAGCATCTGAGACTTTAACCAGATCAGAGAGTTTACAAAAACTAAAAGCTGCCGTAGCAGAAAGAGCAAACTTTGAATATCTTGGTGGTAAACTTGAGCAATTAGGTACATTTATATCAGGTAGTTTTAGTAAATTGTTTGGTAATTTTAGTCTTCTTCCACCTGGGTTACCTAGTCTAAAAGATATAGGTGCCAATTTACTAAAACTTTTCGGATTAGTTGGTTTAATCGCATTACTAAAAAGTGATAAATTTAAGAAGTTTGTAGAAGACACAAAAGAAGGTGAAACTTTACTAAGTCCTTTATACAAATTTTTTACTGAAACATTTCCCAATGCATTTAAGAATATAGGTGATGATTTTGAAGCATTTAAAAATGACCCAAGTTTTGAAACTTTTACTAATTTGTTTAAGTCTGGTGGAACAATAGCACTAGGACTTGGTGGTATAATTGCTCTTTTTGCACCACTAAAAACAATGAAATTTTTAAGTAAAACAATTTTAAGATTTACTAAAATGTTTTTACCTGGTGGACTTATTGGTAGAACTATTTCACGAGCAAGCACACAATTAATGAATGCCTTAACAGGTACAAAATTAAATAAAGCAGGAAGAGCTACTGTTACATCTGGTGCCCAAAAAGGTCAATTTGCAAAGTCAGGTGCTAGAGGTGTCAAGGCAGCTACAAAGGGTGCATTAAGATTAATACCTGGTGTTGGTCTAGCTGCTACTGCAATATTTGGAGTCTTTGATGGTATAACTGCTGGAATGAATGAGGCGAAGAAAGAAAATGCTACAAAGATGTCTATCGCCAGAGAAGCAACTGCTGGTGTATTATCTGGTTTAACATTTGGTCTAATATCCCAAGAAAGTATATCTGGTGTGATGACTAAAACAGGTGATTTCTTTAGAAGTATGTTTGCTGCGGTACCGTCATTTGATGAGGTAAAAGAGTTTAGTAGTCAAGCATTTGAAGCAACTAAAACTTTCTTTAAAAACGCATTTGACCAAGTACCATCTTTAGATCAATTAAAAGAAACATTTAGTAACGAAGGTTTCTTAGCGGCAACAGGTAGTTTCTTTGATGGTGTGTTAGCTAACGTACCAGGGTATGATACTGTAAAAGGATTTTTAAAAGATGCAGGTAAAAGTGCAATGGATTTTGCAAGTAAAATAAATGACATGCTTCCTAGTGTTGATGATCTTATGGCGTTCTTACCTAGTAAAGAAGATATACTAAAATTAATTGATAACATAACACCAGACTTTTTAAAAGCAGATACGCCAAATGAAAAAATAATAGACTTAACTGGTGATATTAAT